GATTGGGGCATTTATGTGCCTGAAGTAAAATATCTATCACCTGAGCCACTTGTCGATTATACTAATTTAGCCCTTACCAAGTATTCCAACGTACACTTTGTTGGCGATGCTCTATCAGCTAGAGGTATAACAGTGTCAGGAGCACAAGGAACATATGTAGCTGAAAGTCTATTAAAAAACTTGGATTAGCGAAATACCTTTCGTATATTTAGAGCATATTAAAATAAATCATTAAAATAAAAGTTATGGCAAAAAAATCAAACCAAGTGAAACTTTACGAAGAAAAAGTAATTAAGTATAAGGGTGCAAGGCATTACTTAATAAAAATGGAAGGTGAAGAGCATTTTAAACATCACAGATGGGATAACCCAGCAATTATTCCCCTTAGTAAGGATTCTGAATTCCAAAAAGGATATTTCTTAAATGGGATTGAGTATAGTGCTGATGAATTTAAAGAAATAATGAAAGAACGTGAAGGTTTACCTTGGTATAAAACCATGAAAGGTAGAGCAGGAGAAAATAGAAACTAATATGAGAGACCACACCCTAGAAGCCCAACCATATCAAGGAGAACGTCATGAAAAAGCATGGGGTCATGAATTATGGATTATTAATAATGAGTTTTATTGTGGTAAATTATTAGTATTTAAAAAAGATAAATCATTTTCGATGCATTACCACCTGTTAAAAGATGAAGCATGGTATATTTCTAAAGGAAAGTTCCAATATACCTATATTGATACAGAAATAGCTGAACAAAAGAGTGTAATAGTAAAAGAAGGTGATTGTATTCATTTACTACCAGGACAACCTCACCAAATGTTGGCTCTTGAAGAAGGGAGTTGTATATTTGAAGTATCCACCCAACATTTTGATAGTGATAGTTATAGAGTAGGAAAAGGTTCATCACAATTAGAACCCAAAAAATTACCATTTTAAATAAATAAGTTATGAAAATAGGATTATGCGGTACAATGAGTGTAGGAAAAACAACCCTAGTTAATGCTCTAGAAAATATACCAGAATTTAAGGGTTATAAATTTACAACAGAACGCTCTAAGGAATTAATGGATCAAGGTATTCCATTAAATACTGATTCAACATTAAAAGGTCAATGTGTGTTTTTAGCTGAGAGAGCAGGTGAACTAATGTATGAGGATATTATTACAGACAGAACAATTATTGATGTTATGGCTTTTTCTAATTGTTCAACATCTATGGATGTTATTGATAAAGAAGATTTTGAAACACTGGCATCTAGATTGATTAAAGAATATGATTATATTTTTTATGTTTCACCTGAAGGGGTTGAAATTGAAAATAATGGAATAAGAGAAACTGATGCTGAATATAGGAAATCTATTGATTTTTCAATAACTAAATTATTAAATAGATATAGACATAGAATAAAAAATCTATATACTATATCGGGTAGTACTGAAGAACGTATAAAATTAATTAAACAAGCAATTTCTTTGTGATATTTATAACAAAAATATATTATAATGAAAAAATCAACCCTAAGAGATTCTATTAAAGCAGAAATTATTGAAATTTTATCTGAGGAAACAGCAGAAGATATTAAAGACAAAACAAGTGCTCAAGCTGAATTGAATAAAGAACTAGAAAAAACTCAGGATTTGATGAAGGAAGATGAAGAAGAACCATCTTCTAAAGATTTAAAGGCTGGTAAAAAAGATTCTATATCTAAAATTTCTAATAAACTACAACAAACAACTAAAGAAATGAAGTCAGTAGTTAAAAAATGGAAAAATTCAGAAGGTGGTGAAAAAGATAAGTTAACATCTCGTTTAAAAGAGTTAACTAAAATAAAGAAAGAACTTGAAGGTCTTCTTTAAAAATATCCAAACACTACTTATAGTAGTATTAGTTGTATTTATTCTTTTTATGAGATCTTGTGATGGGGATGGGGGAAGTGTTGAACCTAAAGTTATTACAAAGGTAGAAACTAAATGGGATACTATAACCATTACAAAAAATGTTTATGTTCCTAAATGGAAAACTAAAATAGTTACTGAAGTTGATTCTATTTTAGTAAATACTCCAATTGATACATTAGAAGTATTAAAAGATTATTATGCTAAAAATGTTTTTGTAGATGAAATTAAATTAGATTCATTAGGTGTAGTAACCATAACTGATACAATTTATAAAAATACAGTATGGAGAAGAGCAGTTGAATCTAATATATTAATCCCAACAACAACAGTAACTAAAGAGATATATCTTAATAATAGGGAACTTTATTGGGGGTTGAATGTAGCTGGTAATAGAAACCAAATTAACTATTTAGGTGGGGGGATATTATTTAAATCAAAAAGTAAAAATATATATGGTTTAGGAGTTGGAGTTAATGAAAACTTCGAACCAATTATCTCAGCTAGCTATTATATGAAATTATTTAAAAAATAATGGGTCAGGATTTAAAACAAGTAATAAGACAAGAATATTTAAAATGTGCTAAAGACCCAGCCCATTTTATGAAAAAGTACTGTTTTATTCAACATCCCCAACGCGGTAGAATACAATTTAATCTATACCCATTTCAAGAAAAAGCTTTACATTTAGTTAGAGACAATCCTTATTCAATTATATTAAAATCAAGACAATTAGGGATATCAACTTTATCTGCGGGTTATTCTCTGTGGTTAATGTTGTTTCATAAGGATAAAAATGTGTTGTGTATCGCGACTAAACAAGAGACAGCACGTAACATGGTTACTAAGGTAAAATTCATGTATGACAATTTACCATCGTGGTTATCCATAAAAGCAGATGAAAATAACAAACTATCACTTAGACTAAGAAATGGATCTATAATTAAAGCAACTTCAGCTTCAAGTGATGCTGGTAGATCCGAAGCTGTATCTTTACTATTAATTGATGAAGCAGCTTTTATTGATAATATTGGAGAAATTTGGGCCTCAGCTCAACAAACACTAGCTACGGGTGGTGGTGCTATTGTATTAAGTACACCTTATGGTACTGGAAACTGGTTCCATAAAACTTGGGTTAATGCTGAAGCAAATGAAAATCAATTTTTACCTATAAAATTACCTTGGTGGGTTCACCCTGAAAGAAACCAAGAATGGAGAGATTCACAAGATTCATTATTAGGTGATCCTAGATTAGCAGCTCAAGAATGTGATTGTGACTTTAGTACATCTGGTGATATAGTATTTCATTCTGAATGGATTGATTTTTTACAAGAAACCACTATCCAGGATCCAGTAGAACGTAGGGGTGTTGATCAAAATCTATGGGTTTGGGAAAATGCAGATTATTCAAGAGAATATATGGTAGTAGCAGATGTTGCTAGAGGAGATGGTAAAGATTTTTCTGCATGTCATGTAATGGATATAGCAACTAATACTCAAGTAGCTGAATATAAAGGACAAATGCCCCCAAAAGAATTTGGATTCTTCCTTACAGGGTTAGCTACAGAATATAACAATGCAATGCTAGTAGTTGAAAATGCTAATATTGGATGGGCAACATTAGATGCAATTAGAGAAAGAGGATATAGAAATTTATACCAATCCCCAAAATCAGACCAACGTACAGCAGAATCATATTTAAGAGTATATGAAGGTAACTCAGAAATGGTTCCTGGATTTACAATGTCAATGAGAACAAGACCTCTTTGTATTAATAAATTTAGAGAATTTGTTGGTGATAAGTCTGTAACAATTCGCTCAAAACGTTTAATAGAAGAAATGAAGGTATTCATTTGGAGAAATGGAAGACCAGAAGCTCAAAGTGGTTATAATGATGACTTGGTTATGTCATTCGGAATTGGTATGTTCTTACGAGATACATCATTGAAGTTCCAACAACAAAGTTTAGACATGGCTAGGGCAGCATTGGGGAATATAAAATCAAATAAATCATCATACAGTGGTGGTTTTTCAGGTAATAAGGGTGTTAGTAATCCTTATGGTATGGATGTAGGAGGTAAAAACGAAAGCATTAAATGGCTTTTATAATATATTTATAATAAAATAATAACATGGCAGATACAGGTTTATTTTCAAGATTAAGAAGATTATTTTCCACAGACGTAATTATACGTAATGCTGGGGGTAATCAACTTAAAGTCTTTGATGTTAATAAAATGCAACAATCAGGGGAAATAGAAACAAATTCTTTAGTAGATAGATTTAATAGAATATATTCTAACTCATCAACCTCACTATGGGGTCAACAAGCTGGATATAATTACCAATATCTAAGACCACAACTTTATGCTGAATATGATTCAATGGATACAGATGCAATTATAGCATCTGCTTTAGATATCATAGCTGATGAATCTACTCTTAAAAATGAGTATGGGGAAGTATTAACAATTAAATCTTCAGATGAAGATATTCAAAAAATATTATATAACTTATTTTATGATGTTTTAAACATTGAATTTAATCTTTGGCCCTGGGTTAGAAACCTAGCCAAATATGGTGATTTTTTCTTAAAATTAGAAATAGCAGAAAAGTATGGAGTATATAATGTAATCCCTTATACAGCATTTCACATTGAAAGAATAGAAGGAGGAGATTTAGGCAATACTGAAAATGCTATGGATGTTAAGTTTAGATTTGACCCTGCTGGTATTGCAGCTTCAGATTATGGGTATTATAATGTTCCAAATCAAGAAAACCAACCAAATGCTATTATATTTGATAATTATGAAATGGCTCATTTCCGTTTACTAACAGATATGAATTTTTTACCATATGGTAGAAGTTACATTGAACCAGCTCGTAAATTATTTAAACAATATATTTTAATGGAAGATGCTATGTTAATTCATAGAATTGTCCG